CTTCTCGATCACCGAAGAGGCGGTCGAAGATAACCTGTATGACTCGCTCTCCTCGCGCTACACGAAGGCTCTGGCCCGCTCGATGGCGTACACGAAGCAAGTCAAGGGCGCTGCGATCCTGAACAACGGCTTCACCAACAGCGCCCCGTACTACGGTGGCGATGGCGTGCCCCTGTTCTCGACCGCTCACCCGCTGGTTTCGGGTGGCACCAACAGCAACACGTTCTCGACCCAAGCTGACCTGAACGAAACCTCGCTTGAAGCGGCGGTGATTCAGATCGCTGGTTGGACCGACGAACGTGGTCTGCTGATTGCCGCCAAGCCGCGCAAGCTGATCGTTCCGCCGAACCTGATGTTCGTTGCTACGCGTCTTCTGGAAACGGAACTGCGCACGGCGACCAACAACAACGACGTGAACGCGATCAAGTCGATGGGTTCGATTCCGGAAGGGTTCCGCGTGAACCACTTCCTGACGGACACGAACGCTTGGTTCCTGTGCACTGACGTGCCGAACGGTATGAAGCATTTCGTCCGCACCCCGCTGCAGAATTCTATGGACGGAGATTTCGACACCGGCAACGTCCGTTACAAGGCCCGCGAGCGTTATTCGTTCGGCTGGTCGGACCCGCTCGGTATGTTTGGTTCCAGCGGCGCGTAGTAAAAATAGGGGGCTTCGGCCCCCTATTTTGTTGTAATATGTAGTTACTGGGGATTTCACCTGTACCGACTGCCCCCAGCAGACCTAGTAGGGACGGTACGGGGATGTGCTACTACACGGAGAAGTAAATGGCTATCACCACTCTTGACGGCCCGGTACGGTCGCTCAACGGTTTCTACTCGCAAGGCCCGAACACCGTCGTCAATCTGGCGAACGGTACTAACACGGTTACCCTGACGGTTGCTGCGTACGCGGGCAAGCTGATCCGCACTAACGACGCGACCCTCGTCATCACCCTGCCGTCGATCAATACCACTGCAAGTGCTGTTTCGGCTGGCCCCGGCACTGACCCCAACACGCAGAACAACGTCGGCACCAGCTACACGTTCTTCATCGAGACGGCCGCTACGGCGGTGTCGATTGCTACCGATGGTACGGACAAGTTCGTTGGTTCGATCCTGATGGTTGCGACTGACGCGGCTGGCGCGACGACGGGTTATGCCCCCGCTGCGGCGAACGACTACATCAACCTCAACGGCACGACCACCGGTGGTGCTGCGGGTTCGTGGATTCGTTGCACGGTGCTTGCTGCCAACAAGTACTACGTTGAAGGCGTCATTCTCGGTTCCGGCACTGTCGCGACTCCGTTCGCCAACAGCTAAAAGGGGCCGTAAATGGGCATGCAAACTGACGTACTAGCTAGTCAGGCCCGGACGGACGACGGACAGCTTCTGGATCAGGCGGGTAACACGATTGGGCGGGCGCGCATCAAGTCCGTCTATATCGTCCCCGCCGCCGGGGCTGGTTCCGTAGTGTTCAAGGACGGCGGTGCGAGCGGCACGACCAAGATTACGATCAATACGCTTGCATCGTCCTCGTCCCCGAACTACATGCTCCTGCCGGGGGAAGGTGTTCTGTTTACTACGAACATCTACGTTGACGTGACTACCATCGGTTCAGTGATGGTCTTTTACGGGTGATCCCGTGCAAAACGAACAGTCCTACGATCTGGTGGGGCGGAAGCTGTTTGTAGCGATCCCGGCATACGACTTCAAAGTGCCGGTCAAGATGTTGGGGTCGCTTATTCACTTCGACCGCATGTGCGGCAGCCACGGCATCGGGTTTGAGCTGGGCACCATATCCGGGTGTTCGGTTGTTTCTCGCGCGCGCAATCTTCTAGCCAGCGATTTCCTCGCGTCTTCCTGCGATACGATGCTGTTCATCGACGCAGACATGACGTTCGATCCCAACGACATCCTTCGGTTACTTGCGTGGTCTTCGGATTCCAAGCGAAACATCGTGGGTGGTGTTGGCTGCGCGAGGAAAAAGCAGGCGACGTATTACTCGCATCTGGACAAGGATGAAGAGGGCAACCTCCTGATGGACCGCATGGGTCTTGTGCGTGCGAAGCGCATGGGCACCGGGTTCATGATGATCCAGCGTCAAGTCATCGAGACGTTGGCCAATGCACATCCTGAGTGGCAGTACTACGACGCTTCGGCGGACCGCACACTGCACTCGCTGTTCGACTTTCAATCCACGCCGGAAGGCTATATCGGTGAGGATTACCTTTTTTGCGACCGCGCCCGCGCGCATGGGTTTGAAGTGTGGATTGATCCCACAATCAAGCTTGGTCACATGGGGATGCACGAGTTTGAAGGTGCATTTGGTGACGACATCCTTTACCCGATGATTGATGCTGCGCGTAAGCGGGAAGAGGAAGAACCGTTGAGGATTGCATATGGCTGAACGGAAGAAGGGCATGGGGATTAAGACTTCCGTGAAGTCTGGTAACTTCCGCCCGACCAAACAGGGTGCTGGTATGACTGAGAAGGGTGTTAAGGCATACCGTAAAGCAAACCCCGGTAGCAAGCTCAAGACGGCGGTTACCGAAGATAAACCTACCGGAGAGCGCGCTGCTCGTCGCAAGTCGTTTTGTGCTCGTTCTGCTGGGCAGATGAAGATGTGGCCTGAAGCCGCGAAAGACCCCAACAGCCGTATTCGGCAAGCCCGTAAACGGTGGAAGTGTTAAGGAGATAGTGATGGCTGAACCCCAAGGCAAAGCTCTGGAAGAACTTCGTCGTCAACGCGATCAAAAGCGTATGGAGACGCAGGAAGAAAAAGCCCCGACCACCAAGACTAATATGGGCGAAGGTAAGCTCAAGTTCAAAGGCGGCGGCTACGTCCGCGCGGCTGATGGTATTGCCCAGCGCGGTAAAACCAAGGGCCGGGTGCTGTAATGCCGTCCTCCTCCAAGAAGCAGCACAACTTGATGGAGGCGGTAGCCCATAACCGCGCCTTCGCAAAGCGGGTAGGTATCCCGCAGTCGGTGGGGCGTGATTTTGTTCAGGCCGACAAAGGCCGTAAATTTGCGAAAGGTGGCGAAATGGCTGAAGCAAAGAAGATGGTCAAGAAGGAAGTTGCCTTCATGAAGAAGGCTGGCGCGCCCAAGTCGATGGTCAAGCACGAAATGGCCGAGATGAAGGGTATGAAAGCTGGTGGCGCGGTCACCAAGAGCAAGGCGCAACTGAACAAAGACCGCTACGACATGGGTATGGCTGCCATGTACAAAGCGGGTGGCAGTGCGTATCGTCGTGCGGCTGATGGTGTTGCCCAGCGTGGTAAGACCAAAGGCAAGATGCTGCGTAAAGGCGGGAAGTGCTGAGATGGCCGCTAAGCGACGCGGTGTACGCCGCTTTTCTGAAGGTGGTTCCGACGAAATAGATCGGGAAGACCGTGCTACTGGAATAACTGTTAGCGAAGATTATCCGGGTAAGCGCCGTGTCGCAAAGTCCGCCCCCCGTGCGGATGAAGAAACCGTACAAGAACCTGCGGAAGGCGCCGAAGATACATCGGCGGTGACTGGTCGTGCGGATCGAAAGTATGCCAAGAGCATGCCGTCTGCAGAAAAGAAAGAAGAAAACGCTAAGAATCTTCTTAAGGAAGTTGGCCTTCTTGCGCTAGGCCCGTATGGTAAAGCTGCAACTACTGTTAAAGAAGCTGCTAAGATTGCCCCGCGTACTGCCGCTGAATACAAACGGTTTCGGCAGTTGTCTGAGCGCGAGTACAACGAAGCTCGTCGGCGGATGGCAGCAGGGGATGATATCGCCCCGTCGAAGGTGCATAAGGAAAGTCGGTTTGTGCGCCCCGGTACTGCGGAAAGCGCCCGTGCTGCTCGTGTTACCGGTATGAAACGAGGTGGTGCTGTGTCTTCCGCTTCCAAACGTGCTGATGGAATTGCTCAACGCGGCAAAACTAAAGGGCGGGTGCTGTGAGACCCTCGCGCGGCATGGGTGCCATAAACCCCAGCAAGATGCCGAAGGCTCGGAAGGTCGTTCGCAAGGACGGCCCCGAACCCACCAAGCTCTTTAAGAAAGGGGGCG